GGGAGTTTTAATTCTTCCATATAAATTTTATTTGTTATAACTTAATTGTCATGTATACATATATAATGTAAAAAAAAAATATATATTTCTGTTAGAAATTTAACACGCAGTAATCCATTCCAATTGTTAAATCAATATTCATTGCTTCACCATCAGTATCCCAATTCATATCAGCAAATGAACCATCTTTAATAAATGCACCTTTGATAATCCATTCAGATACTACATCACCTACAGGACCTAATACATCAATAGTTAAGTCTTTCTTATAGAAATCACTATAACCATCTCTACCAGTTACTGATTCGTGGTGTAATCTTACCCATTCCATCACGGCTTGGGCTCCAGATGGAGTAATTGGATCAAATAGTTGCATAGTGATATCATTCCATCTTAACTTACCTTTAACTTTTCTATAAGTATTGATATGATTTAATGTAATTTCATCTTGTGCAAATCCTAATCCACTAACTCCTTTAATAATGTAGGATGGAAAACCATCAACATACATTATGAACCTATTAGCTACTTTTGGTTCAAAAGCGGTGAAAAATATTTCGTTTGGGTCTAATACTGCCATTTTATGTTTGTTTTATTTTTTTATTCAATTATAAATATTATACTCTCTAATTCTTATGCAGGGAATTCAGCTCCTGTTGGTAGAATGTTGAAATCTAAGTAAATGAATTCAGCCGTTTTAGTAGGTTGTATGTATATAGCACCTCTTAATTCGTTTCTATCAATTACATCGGGTCCATTATTTGAATCGTTCATTACAACTTTAAACGCGTATAAACCTTGTCTTTGTTGTACTGATTCTAAATATGGGTTAACTTGACTTAAGAATACATTTCTTGTTGCTGCTGTATTTTGTTCAAATACTAAATTATCAGATAATTGTGAAATGTAATTTTTAAGAGCTATTAATAATCTTCTAACATTTACTCTATCTAAAGCACTTGCTGTATTTTGTAATGTTTTCTGACCAAATACTACAACTCCTCTACCTGGGAATGTTGCAATTGGATTTACTTTATTAATATATAACTCATCTCTATTAGCTTGAGTTAATTTTCTTTCAGCTTGAATTACTTGACCTAATCCACCTCTATTAATACCTGCTGGTGCAAACCAAGCTTCTGCTGTTCTATCATTATTAGCATATACTCCTGGAATTAATGTTCCTGCTGGTACCCAAACTCTTTGTCCTGAATCTGGATCTGTTACCATACACCAAGGCCAATATGAAGCTGCATATGAAGTATCTTTACTAGCTGCTGTTGTTGTTGTAGCTGTTATTGAAGAATCATAAGCTTCAAGATCTAATACTACAATATTATCACCTCTATTTTCAGTATTTGCTATTAAAGTATTTAATACTGAACTATAATCTGATTGGTATAAACCTGGTGTTGAAATAATATTATATTTAAAGTCATCTTTATTTGCTAATAAATTAAATGCTGTTGTATAATTAGCTCCAACTAATCCTTGAGTATCATTACCATCAATTTCTTCATAATATTTTCCAGTTCCAGTTAAAATACTACCTACTGCATCTCCAAATGTTCCTGAAGCTGCTACTGGGATTGAAGCTGTATATTGTGATTTTGCTTGTCCACTATTATCTAAATAATCTGGAGTTTTAAAATTAACTTGTTTTACTCTTACATATCTTGAAGCATTAGCATAAGATCCAGTTGTTTGTAAATAAACATCTGTTCCTGATCCTCTTACTACTTGTGTTTGATCACCAATTATTCTTGAAATATAATTTGATGATTTTGGGTCTAATGATACATTATTAAAGCTTTCAAGTACTGATTTAGCTCTTGTGTTATCATTACCTTGTCTAATTACTACACTAAATGTACCTGAAGAAGTGTTAGGTGATGTAATTTCCCATCTTAAATTATCTGATGTTCCATTTGTTAAAGCACCTTGAGAATTTTCAGCTCCTGAGCTATTCATTATTTCACCTTGACCAATTGATTCTAATACAAATGCATCTGAATCTGTAATATTAGCATCTGCTAATGTAATAGTTGCAGCTGATGCTCCTGCTCCTAAAGTAGCACCTGCAATTACTAATTGATCTCCTACTACATATCCTGTTCCAGCTGTTAAAGCATTAACTCCTGTTAATTCTACAAAAAATCCTGCAGCTGTTAAGGTTAATGTTAAATCACCAGTACCAGTACCAGAACCAATTGCAGTATTTAATGCTGTTGATGACCATATAAAAGTATCACCTTGAACATATCCTGAACCTGTTGTTGCTGCTGTAATAGCTGTTAAGGTAGATGCTCCTGCACCTCCTGCAAATGTTAATGTAAATGTTGCTCCTGTACCACTATTAGTTCCACCTGTAGGTGCTACTACTGTACCAGCCATTACATCATAATCTGAACCTACACCACTTGTTTGGACTAATAATGAACCTTCAATTAATTTACCACTACCTGAAGTTGTTTGAGCTGTTAATGTTAATCCTGTACCTGAACCACCTGTAAATGCAGCTGATCCTGAGAATATAGCACTACCTCCATCACCACCAGAGGTTTGTGAGAATAAATTTGTTCCTACTGGAATTTCTCCACTTTCAACATCATTTAAAATTGCTGATGAGGAAGCTGGGGTAAATGAACCTGAAGCTACTCTAGTAACAATTAATGAAGTACCCCCATTTTGGAAGTAATTATAAGCTGAGATAGATGTTAAGAAAGTATATTCACTTAATTGATTTGCTGACCCACTTTCGAAGGTAGTACCAAAATTAGCTTGATACTCACTATAAGTAGTAATAAGCTTTGGAATATTTACTTGACCTTTAACTGTTGGTCCTACTATTGCTGCTCCGGCTTGTATTGGTTGAGAAGTAATCTGGGATTGATCATTTTCTCTTGCTAATACTCCTGGGGAAATTAATGTTTCTGCCATGTTATGTAATTGTTATATTTTGATAATAAATATATGGTTTTTTGTCAAAAGTTTATTTATCTGGAGAAAATTCACCAGTTTCTAAAGAAATAGTTCCACTACCATATTTTTTTTCTAAATCTTTAGCAAGTTCTAGTTCTTCATTTTGAACTTTTAACAATTCCACTTTAAGTTCTTGTTTTTTGTTATCTAAATTAATAAGTTGAATTTCTAGTGTTCCTAGGGATTCTACTAACTTAGAATAAGTTAATTTTAATTCACTAACTTTTTTTATTTCTTCATTTGATAATTTTGTCATCTTTTATACGTATTAAAACTTGTTATTAAAATTTATTTTTGTTATACTATACTGTAAGGGGTAAATGTTATTTCTACAAATCCATTATGAACTATACTAGCTCCAACATTACCTGTACTACGGAAATCAAAACCACCGCTTACAATAGATATTGTTTGGGTTGTACTTATAGTTCCAAGTGAAGCTTGAATATTAACAGCTGTAGGGGTTGATCCATTTATTAAAGCTGTTGGGTTAGTTCCAATTTGACTAGAGGCTATTACAAAACAGTTTGTAATTTCTTGTACTAAACATCTAGTTATTGGGGATGCATTTTCGGTTTTCATTACTGTAAATTTAACCATATAAGCACCTCCTCCACTAACCTGTACTTGACCTAAAGAAACTGCAGAACTGTTTGTGGTAATAGCACCTTGTAACATAAAAGTTTTTTTCCATGGTTTTTGAGCAGCACCTCCTACAGGCCCCATACCAAAGTAATCTAAATTGGTATTACTTACAGGAGTATTATCTAATCTAACCATAACATGGTTATTATCTGTAGGGAAGTCTATTACAGGTTCTGCTACCGATTTACTACTTCTATATATTGTTGTTGATGATTCCTCAAATGTACCTGGAAGATTTGATCCTAAATCACTCCCATGATGTAAAATACCACCTCCATATTCATTACTACCCCCCAAATATAAAATACCATCAGCACCAGTTGCTCCTTTTATAGCAACACATGATGCTGATAACTCATTATTATTCTCAAATTGAGCATATGAATTAAATTCACCAACACTATAACCTAAAGGATAATCAAAACTAGTCCCAGGGTTACCAAATGTTAATTCTTGGTGTTTATTAATTATTAATGCTGAGTATGTAACTGAACTAGGACCTCCTACTACTACTGTTAAATTAGCATTTGATCCTGTATTTCTATTACCTAAATATGTGGCTTGGTTTCGACTGAAATATAGAGTACTTGCGTCAAATGTTCCTCTTATTTCTTCACTTGTTGCACTATCTAACTTAGATGCTGAAAAACTTGATGCACTAACATTACCATCAACTGTAGCATTTGGAGCATAGAACATTGTTGCTGCATGGTCATATTCAAGGTTTGAATGGTATGTACTTACTCCTACACTATTTCCAAATGGAATTTTTTTCTCTGGTAAGGAAATTACTGATGATGTTGAAGCTTGAGATGCTGTTGAAATTAATACATAGGAAGCTGATAGAGCATAAGATGCTGAGGTTGCTGCTTCTGCATTAGTTATAAGTCCATTTAGTACCCCTGTAGCACTATTATAAGTTAAGTTATTTATATCAACCATAGCTGTAGAATACTCATCAACCCCTACCCCAGGTTTAAACAAAATAGGATTAGTAGCATTTGCAATTGCAGTAGCCGTATAAACTTGATCAGCCTTATCAGCTGTACCTACAAGTTCTCCATGAAACCCACTTGAAGCTGTAATTGATCCACTGACTAAAAGTGTATGGTTTGGATTTGTTAATCCCATCTCACCATAAGGCCAATTAATACCTACTTTTTGGAATAAAGCTGTACCTGTATCATTTCTCATTACAATTCCATTAGAAGAAGAGTAATCTACTAAAAGAGGGTATGTATTTGTTTCTTGATTTTGAAGCAGAAATGAATCTGAACTTCCTCCAAATAATCCTATATTCCATCTTATATCAGCATTTTTAAAACCTAAAGTTGCTGAATCCGCTACATCAAATCCTTCTAATAAAATTACAGGATCATCAGTAGAATCTTGAGCTTTTACATAAATTGGATATTGTGGGTTGGCTATAGCTCCAATGCCTAAATGGGTGTTATTTGCAAGACTAACTGAACCAGATAAAACTGTAGATCCTGTTTGATTAAAAGATCCTGATTGGTGAATATCATAAGCTACTAAACCCGCAAAAGCATCTATTGATTGTGATACTTCAGCAGATTTTACTACTGAACCTGAAGTGATTCCTGAATTGGAGAGAGTTATTGCCATGTTGTTCTAGAATTTTGTTATAAATATCAGGAAGATTTTTCTAATTGACGATTTATAGCATCTATTACAATATTAGGAGTAATAGACTTAGTACATTCATACATTCTATCAGAATCC